CCATCGGTGACGCCTTGCACCCGCCCATCCTGAGAGAGCATTGTCGATGATGGCTGCATCGAGCAGTCATGGATCACAAGCTGATTCGGATTTCCCCAGTCCGGAATATCGGAGCCTCTGACCGTCTTACTTAATGGCCTGAGTCTGATAACAGTATCTTTTGCCCAGGATGGGAGCATATCAATACACCCCTCTCACGCGGTAAGGCTCCAGCACTTCCTTGTTATCGTCCGCAAGCGCCGTAGCCCGTGAATTGTTAATCCAATTCGCAGAGTAGGTAATTGATACGCCGCCGGCAGTTTCGGACTGTACACCGGCAGACGATGCAAGGGCGTGAGTTACCCGGTGCGCTACCAGTTCCTTTATACCAGGGATACGGTCTTCCGGAAAGCCGGCAGTATAAACTACTGTTACTTTGGTTTTCCGATTCAGATAGCATCCAGGCACATCAAACACGCGAACGATCCCGCTCGGATCTGCAAGAAAATCAGTATGCGCTTCGGCACCAATCACTACAGAAGTTACTTCCGTTAGATATGTTGTCGGCAACTGAATCAGGAGATCCGGACCGACGGGTTTGATTCGTCCGTTCCCGTACATAATCGGCTCCGAAAAGGTGCATACTTCGGATGGTGTAATATGCCATCCGCAGTAATTCCGGATGGCAGCGCTCGCAGCGGCGATGTTTGGAACCACCCGCCCGTCTCCCATATACTTACCAGCTGTCAGAGCATCTAACTCAATAGGAGTAAGCAACGCCGGGAGAGTATCGTCGTCGACTGAATAGCCCCATTGGGTAAACAGGCTCATTTCGACCCCACCTTCCGGGCCTTGTTGGCGGGCTTTGGCGCTTCCTTTTTGGGCGGTTCGACCGCCTTGGCTTTGGCCCCGACCTCGACCGCTCCGGCAGGCTGTTCACCTTCTTCGAACTGGTAAGTTCTGCCGTTGTATTCGTAGATCTTCAGCATGGTTTCACCGCCTTTCAAAAGCAGGGGAGGGTGTTACCCCTCCCCATGATTATCAGGACGCCTTGGTCAGCTTTTTGAAGCCTGCAGGCTTACGAACCGCCAGAGCCAGCCGCTCCTCGGCGCGGATAGTCATCAGGTTCTTCACGAAGTCGTCCTCGTTGGTGTTGACAGCCTCGACGCTCACGCCGCCGTTGGTAACGACAGATGCACAGGTTTTGAACGCGCCGACAACCACGGTGCCGGAGGTGATGGAAGCGGAAACACACACCGGAATACCCCAGATATTCGGAATGGCCTGCTCGCCGAAATAGCCGCCGCCATAGTAGCGCTTGTCGCTGTCCTTGCCCACGCGCAGGATGTACCAGTCGGCGGGGTTCATGGCGATGGCGTCAGCCGCAAAGCCGGTCTGATTCTGCACGTCCATGGCAGCCTGCAGGATCGCGTCGGCGATGTCCGTTGCTGTGCCGGTGGCGGCATAGGTGCCGGTCTGGATGCCGGAGGTGCCCAGCAGATCTGTCACCAGCTTGCCCTGCTCAACCAGGCCCAATTCATACAGCAGGCGTCCGTTGATGGCGGAAGCCAGGAACGAATAATCGTTGATGTATTCATCAGATTCCTTGATGTGGCAGGCTACCTTGGCCAGACTCACGGTCTTGGGGGTCGGATCCGCAAAATGGATCTGGGGTTTCTCATTGCCTTCTGCGGTCACCGCAGGAGCGCCCTGGATCGCACCCTCGACCAGATAGACAAGAGTGCTGCCGGAGATCTGCTCCGCGCCGAACAGGTCACGAATCACCAGAGGCGTCCGCGCACCGGTCACGACATTCCGGTCGTATGTGGTCGCAAAACCAACAGCGCCGGCAGGACTGGTCTGAGTGTCGGTCGCGGCCTTAAAGGCGGGAGCGGACACGTCAAAGCGCTTGCCAACGTTCGCAGACTTCACAGCTTCTACAAAGTTTTCACCCAGGGTGCGGGCGGTTTTCTTTTCTTCCATGGGATTATCCTCCTGTTCCTTGTTGCCGATCAGCTTAAGCAGACCAGCTTTCTTCTCCGCCGCTTCAATGGCAGCAGTTTTAGCTTCGATTTCACCGCGGAGCTTTTCGCCCTCGGTAATGGCTTCCTGGTCGTCCGCTTCGATGCGGTCTTTCAGACCGGCCAGATTTGATTTGAGCTGGACAAGCTCTTCTCTCATGGTCATGTCTCAGTTTCTCCTTTCATAGAATCGATATATTCCAGAAGAGATTTCTTCTCCGGGTTGCTCTCCTTCAGCTCCTCCGCTGCCGCGTTGGCTTCCGGATCGTCCTCCCCGTCGTCAGGGTCCTCTTCTTCGTCTAAAACGCCCTGTAAAAGCGTGATAGCCTGTCTAATGGCGTCAGCATCCTTCTTGCTGTTGCGCCGTCCGGCCTTGATGTCAATCATCTCCGCCGTATCATTTGCCGGCACGGTCACGGCGCTGATCTCGAACAGCTTCAGCTCCCGAAGCTCGTTGGCTTTGGTGCCGTCTTCCAGGGTAATCAGGCCGTTTTCCAGCACATCAAAGGCAAAGCTGAATTTCCGAAGCCGTCCGTCCTTATACAGGTTCCGGACGCGCTGGGCTTCTTCGGTATCGTCGAATGTAGCGACGAAATGGAGGCCATATTCATCTTCATCCGCATCTGCGGTCCCGATAAAGCTTTTCAGATTGTCCATCTGATGCGCCCAGAGAAAGGGAATACCTTTCCCGCCGTTCCAGTCTTCTTTAAGAGTCTTGCTGAAAGCACCTTTCCGGACCACATCCCCATAGCTGTCCGGCTTTTTGACCCAGGTGGATGCATAGCCCTCAATAGATCCGGTGCCGGTGTCTTTATACTCGACATCTACACTTTTAATCTGCATTCAATCACCTCATTCTATAATCACTCTGGTCGTGCAGTTGCAGCCGCAGGATTCATCCGGCGAAAGGCTGTCATCTCCCGGCCAGTCGGCCCCATTTGAGAAGCGCTCATCAATTGGAACGGTTTCCCCGTTCATAGCGGCGTGGGAATCTCTGGCTTTTGGCCCGGTCTGCCACTCTTTATAGACATTGCGCTTAATACCCTGACCAGCCCCCTGGCGGACCGCTTCCTCAGTAGCCCAGCCGGATGCCCATTTCGCTATAGACGCACCCAGGAGGGCCGCTTCCGGGCCTTCTCTGTTGTCGAACTCATGCGCTGCGGCTTCATGCGGGTCAGACTCTTCTTCCTCGTTTTCAAGCGCCTGCTCAATGGCTTCCTGGAGCTTGGCGAGCGTTCGGTCGTTAATCAGTTTGGCGCGGGATTCAGCGACCTTACGGATATAATTCACAACAGCGGCGGCGGTGAATGTGCTGCCAAGAGCGTTTGCCATGATTTCACCATGTGCGGCCACTATTTCCGCAATGATCGGTTCAAGATCATCGGCCAGCTCTTTATCCCATCTCCTGACATCCCACCAAGAAACCGCTTTAGCTCCGATTTTCGGAAGGACACTTTTCCGCTGCCGTACAAAGAACTTGCTGAGAGCTTCACTGACGGCTTTTGATTCTTCATCCTCCGGGGCCACTTGAATTTGCGTCTTTTTGGCCTTTTCCGCCGCTTTCACAAGCATATCCTTGACAGATACGCTGTCGGAGCTGGAGGCACTCATGTGCGTGTCCTGCGGGCTTGCCTGACCTCCCTCGACCACGTTCAGCGGGACGATCAGCGTATCACCGCCCTCAATAGGCGGCAGATTGACGTCAGCCCGCGCCTCATTCCTGGTGAGCCACGGTCCGCCAACAGAAGCCTGCATGATGGACGCCCGCTCCTCGAAACTGCCTTTCAGCTTTTCGGTCAGGTCAAACTCGACATAAACATCAGGCCCGGCTCCGACCATCGGCAGCAGGAAGCTGTTAATCCTCTGCTGGAGCATCTGAAGCACCGGCCCCAGACATTCCGCATATAGCGCCCTGGCGTTGTCTTTTGAGCTTGCATATGTCTGTGTATCACTATGCCAAATCAGCGATGGATTAACACCATACGCTGCCGCCACGTCTTCCCGGCTCAGTTTGATCGATTCAGCCCACTGTTGTTCCTTGAAGCTGGTAGAGAACGGCTTAATCTCCATTCCATCTTCCATCAACGGGATGGATCCGGCCCGACTGCCTCCGGGACCCCAGGCTTCACGGAAAAGAGCTATCCACTTTTTACGGGTTTCTTCGTCCCAGGGCTTGACGTCCTTCGGGCGAATAATCTGAGCGTTCAGCCGGCCAGACGACCGCCAAAGCTCCCGACGGAACCGCCCGGCCTGGATCTGTTCTTCCAGCGTCTGCCGGAGCGCGCTGATGGGGGAGACATACCCGCCCGGATTCCCTGGCGAATATGTGCAGAATCTGACAAACTCGCTCCGCGGAATCTCAATAGATCCGGCTCCGGAAGCTGTAACTGTAATACTCTCCGGGCCGTAACTATTTGATTTTTCCGTACTCGTTACCCACTCAGTCGGGATAATGCGGGCCTGCCATCCAGACGGGCTGTCCGGATCAGTGATTAACCACACATACACGCACCCAAAAACGAAATATTCCCCGGTTAGCGCCCGAATAAATTCATATTCTGTTTGGTCTTCATTCGGTCGCCACAACAGCAGCGCGGCGGGGCTTGTTCTATCACGTTTGCGGTCGTTTTCTCCGGCCCTTGTGTATACCTTAAGCGGCAGCTGGGCGATGCTGTTCGAGAGGAAATTAACCACCGCCGATAGATTGGCCTGGGTGTTATAAAGTTGTTTAGCCGTGTAA